TGAAAACGCCCCCCTATAACCCATTGCCTAGGGGGTTTCGTGGACCATCGTGAAAAGTTGATCGCCCTGCGTGACCGCTTAGAGAGGTCGATGGACGAGTCGCCGCCGCAGATGCTGCCGCAGATTGCGGGCCAGTACCGGGCGACGCTCGCTGATATCGCTGCACTTGATTCGGCGACACCGCAGGTTGGCCTCGAGGACGACTTGAAGAAGAAGCGGGCGCAGCGTCGCGAGCTTCAACGCAAGAGCGTTCCACGCCGCAACGCCAACAAATAGAACGGCCCCGGCCGACCTTGCAGGGTTGACGCGGAGCCTCGAAGGAACATTGGAGGTTCCCCGTGAAGACAGGCTACGACACCTACCGAACGGAAATCGCTGCCGCATGACTCGCGTTGGGGACCAGCGGCCGAGACTGTCGCTGCTCCCCGAGTGTGACAGCATCGAGGCGGGCGACGAGGTGATCGAGTTCGCCCGACGTTTCGGGCTCGAGCTCGACGACTGGCAACAGTGGGTGGTTCGCCACATGTGCGCCGAGCGGTCTGACGGCTCGTGGGCTGCGACAAAGTCAACGCTGTTGGTGCCGCGCCAGTGTGGGAAGTCGGCGATTCTTGAGGCGATCGAGATGGCGTCGTTGTTTCTGTGGGAAGACACCCACGTCATCTACTCGGCGCACCTCGGTAAGACGGCGACGGATCACATGCGCCGAATCAATCGGCACATGCTTTCGACGCCGGACTTTCGACGTCGTGCTCGGATGTTGACGGGCAAGGGCGATGAACGGGTCGAGACTCACGACGGCCGGGTGCTTGAGTTCATCACTCGTGGCAAGAAGACGGCGCGCGGTGGTTCTCCAAACCGGGTGATCTTCGATGAGGCAATGTTCCTCACCGATGACCAGATCCAGGCTATGGTGCCGGCGCTTGCTGCTCAGTCGATGAACGATGACGGCGCGGCCCAGATGATCTATGCGTCGTCGGCCCCGATCGCGGAGTCGCAGGTGTTGCACCGCTTGCGTGATGCTGCGACCAAGGGTTCGCCGAGTCGGACGTTCTTCGCTGAGTGGTCTGTTCCGCCCGATACAGATCCGGCTGACCGTGATGGTTGGTACCAGGCGAACCCCGGCCTTGGTGTGCGGATCTCCGCGGAGTGGATCGAGGACAACGAGTTCGGCACGTTGAGTGATGAAGCGTTCGCCATTGAGCGGCTCGGCATTCCGCAGGAGCCGTTGTCGGAGTCGCAGATTCGCCCCATCCCGCTGACCACGTGGGATTCACTGATCGATGCAACGTCAACGCCTGATCCGAAGCGGTGCGCTATTGCGCTCGACACGAACCCTGAACGGACGTGGTTCACGCTGTCGATGGCAGGCGAACGGTCGGACGGTCTGATTCATTGCGAGATCACCAAGTCTCATCCTGGCAAAGCGTCAGCGATCGCAATGGCCGACGACATCGCAGCCAAGCTCGATCTACCGGTGGTTGTGTCGGAGACGTCTGGGCTCGCCGATGACTTGGTAAATGCGGTGACGATGAAGTCGGGTGAGCAGGCGCTCGCCACGTCGAAGCTGATCGACGCTACGAGAGGCGAAGCGCCGCTGGTACGTCATCGTGGCGAACCGGCGATGCGTCGGTCGATCGAGATGGCCCAGACGAAGCCGTACGGCGACGGCGGGGTCGTCTGGTCACGTCGCACCACAAGTGGCGACATCTCGCCGCTGACGGCGTTGACGATGGCCTTCGGTTTCCTCGGTTCCGACGTCGACCAGATGCCCGACCCGTTCGTTGTGTTCTCGTGAGGAGTGATTCTGTGAAGCTCGCTGCTCTCGTTGCCCTGTTCATCGCCGGTCTGATCTTGATGATCGCCGCTGTCGCTGTCGTCTACCTGCCCGCAGCGCTCTTCCTCGCCGGTGCGGTGTGTGTCGCTGTGGCGTTGTCGATCGACGTGGGTGCACCATGAGGCTCCTCGACGCGATCTCTGCCCGCCAGAAGAGCCCGGGCGTGACGAACCGGTCGCGGTCGCTGTTCCGGTACGGCGGCAACGAGTACTTCTCCGGGTCGATGGAGGGCTCCGACCCGAACGTCGCCGACGGCTCGTTCGAGTCGATGGTGCGTCGGGTGCACAACGAGAACGGTCCGGTGTCGTCTGCGGTGACCGCCCGGGCGTTGCTGATGTCACAGGTCGAGTTCGCGTGGAGAGACGAGAAGCCCGGCACCGCGCTTGCGCAGACACCGGCGCTCGACCAGCTGGAGTTCCCGGAGGCGATGACTCGTTCGCATCTCCTGTTCCGTCTCGAGCAGGACGCGTCGTACACCGGCAACGCGTTCCTCGCTCGTCGCCGTGGGACACGTTCGGTGTTCCGTCTCGATCCGTCGAGGGTGACGTTCGCGTTCGGGTCGAACAGTGACCTCGAGTGGAACTCGCAAGGCGATCTGACCTTGCCGTTTGATGCGAAGGTCGCCGCGATCGTCTACAACTCGTCGACAGGCCCGGGCCGTCCCGACCACGGCGACCTCGAGATGTTCCTGCCAGGCGAGTTCGCCCACTGGAAGCCCGAACCGGACCCGCTGCACTGGTGGCGCGGTGCGTCGTGGATCACGTCGCTGCTCAAGGACACCGTCGGCCTCGACGGCCAGATCTCCGACCACCAGTCGAAGTTCTTCCAGCACGCTGCGACTCCGAACCTCGTGTTCCTGATGAACCCGCAGCTGAACGCCGACAAGGTCCGCGAGTATCGCGACATCATCAACGCCGAGCACACTGGCACTCAGAACCACTGGAAGAACATGTTCCTCGGTGGTGCGACCGACGTGAAGGTGGTCGGCCAGGACCTGTCGAAGCTGTCGCTCAAGGACCTGCAGGGCGGTCTCGAGACTCGGATCGCGATGCGGTCGCGTGTGCCAGCGGTGATCCTGGGTGCCCGGGAGGGGCTGTCGGGTTCGTCGCTGAACACTGGGAACTACTCGGCGGCTCGACGGCTGTTCGCTGACGGCTGGTTTTCTCCGACGGTGAAGGGGCTGTGTGAAGCACTCGAGTCGCTGGTGCCTCCGCCGGCTGGGAAGCGTCTTGCGCACGACCCGTCGAAGATCCTGTTCCTGCAGGAGGACCGCAAGGACGAAGCCGAGATTGACAGCGCGAAGGTCCAAGCGATCCGGACGCTCGTCGATGGCGGGTTCGATCCGGAGTCGGCGGTGAAGACGATTGCACCGGAGTGGGCGGGCAAGCTCGACCATGCCGGGCTGCTGTCGGTCCAACTCCAGGAGCCCGGATCAACCGGTGCCGCCGCCGGTCCGGAGAACGAAGCTGGTGCGTCACTCGGATCCGGCTTCGTGTCGGACACGGCAGGTTCTCGCACCGTGATGGGACGCCTCGGACGGGCAACGGATCCGGCAGCGGTCGATGTCGACGAGCTGCTCGCAGGTGTCGACGCTGACATCGCCGACGTCGCCCGTCGGGTGCTTTCAACTTCCGCTGCGACCGACATCGTTGCACTTCGCGCCGAGATGCTCGCCGCGCTTACGACAGGAGTAACCGCATGAAGCCCGACATCGAATCGATGATCGCCGACGCAGATGCGTTGCGGTCCAAGCTCGACACCCGCCAACGGGCCACGACACAGGCGCCGTGGTATGCGATCACGAACGCTGATGGCGACAAGGCGAACGTCCGGATCTACGACGAGATTGGCATGTGGGGTGTGGACGCCGAGACGTTCGCCCGTGACATCGAATCGATCACCGCATCGGAGATCGAGGTGGCGATTAACTCGCCCGGCGGGTCGGTGTTCCAGGGTCTCGCGATCTACAACGCGCTGCGCACCCACCCGGCACGCATCATTACCCGTGTTGATGGTCTTGCTGCCTCGGCTGCGTCGTTCATCGCTCAGGCCGGCGACGACCGGGTCATGGTCGAGTCGTCGCAGATGATGATCCACGACGCGATGGCCGCGACGTTCGGGAACGCCGACGACTTCCGTGAGGTCGCCGACTTCCTCGATCGCCAGTCAGCGAACATCGCCGAGCTCTACGCGTCCCGTTCCGGGATGCCCGTGGAGCGTTACGTCGAGATGATGGCCGCCGAGACGTGGATGACCGCTGCTGAGGCGGTCGAAGAGGGTCTTGCTGACTCTGTCCTCGTCCCTGCCCGCCAGACATCGAATATCTCCCCCCAAGCCGCCCTCGACCTCGCCGCCGCTTCGGCCGCCGCACAGGTCGACGCCGCACTGGTGGAGTCCAAGCAAAACGGAGAGCGCGCCGCGTACCTCCGAACCATTGAACTCCGAAAGAGGAACCTGAAATGAATCCTGACCTGATCAACAAGCTGCGCAAGGACATCGCGTTCGTCGAGGACTCCCTCGTCGCCATCAACGACGCCGCCGAAGGCGCCGCACTCACCGACGACGCCAAGGCTGCGTGGGATGACGGTGTCGCCTTCCTCGGTGACGCCGACGCCCAGACCGGTGCCCGTCACGAACTGGCGTTGCTCGAGCAGCGCGCCAAGATCGCCACCGACATCGTGAACGGTGCCGGCAAGCGCGCCGACGTCCCGAACTTCCACCGGTCGGCCACCGACATCGCGGTGGCCGACGTCAAGAACGCCGACCGTGGTGTGATCCGCGATGCAGCGATGCGAGCCATCGAGGCCGCCGACAAGTCGTACCTGTCGGGTGCGACCGGCCGCGCCGACAAGCTCGCCGCCACACTGAACCGTGGCGAGAGCGATGCGTACAGCTCGGATCTGGTGGCCCGCTCGATCGTCGCGACGTCGAACCCGGACTACCAGAACGCGTTCCTCAAGGGCATCAACGGCCAGAAGAACGAGTGGACCGACGCCGAGGCTGCAGCGTTCCGCGACGCTCGCAATGCGTCGCTGACCGGCAACGAGGGTGGCTTCGGTGTCCCGACGATCATTGACCCGACCGTGATCATCACGTCCGGTGCGACCGGCTCGGCGCTCATCGACGCAGCGAACATGATCCCGGTCACCTCGTCGAGCTGGAACGGTGTGTCCGCTCCGGAGGCAGCCTGGTCGATGGACGGCGAGGGCACCGAGACGTCCGAAGACACCCCGACGTTCGCTCAGCCGTCGATCACCGTCGAAAAGGCGGTGGGCTTCATGGCGTACACCGCCGAACTCGGGATGGACTACCCGGGCTGGGCTGCCCAGATGGCTCGGGTCATCAACCACGGCTACCTGAGCCTCGCGGCCCGACAGGTTGCGATCGGTACAGGCGTGTCACCGCAGACCACCGGCATCTTCGTCGGTGCGACCACAACGGTCGACGTCGGCACGGACAACACGTTCGCCGCGACCGACGTGGACGCCACCTACGCCGCAGTGCCCGAAGACTTCCGGTCCAACGGCGCATGGGTCATGGACGTCACCGTTGAGAACGCCATCCGTGCGTTCGGTTCCGGCACAGCGACCAGCCGCTTCACGGTCGACCAGACCGCCGGTGGCATCACGCTGCTGAACGGCAAGCCGGTGATTCTGTCGGATTACGCCCCGACGCTCGCTGCGGCGACCGACGCATCGAAGCACCTCGTATTCGGCGACATGGAGTACTTCTTGTTCGTGCAGCGCATGGGCATGACGATGACGGCGATCGATGTGCTGTTCGGTGCCAACCAGCTTCCGACCGGCAAGTCCGGTCTGTACTCCACGGCCCGGTTCGGTACCGGCGTGAGCAACCCGTCGGCGTTCCGCACGCTGAAGAACATCACCACCTGATCCGGCCGAGTCACACCCGCGGCGTCGCAACGACGCTACGCCGCGGGTGTGCTACCCGGTTCCACATCGAAGGAGTTTCATCATGTTCGTATTTGTCAACCGATCCGCAGCGGTCGAGGTCAACGACATCCCGGTGTCGATCGTGGAGGGCGACGCATGGGAGGCCGGCGACCCCGTCGTCAAGGCGTACCCGTCGCTGTTCTCTGACGCCCCGGCCATCGTGAAACGTTCTGCGCCTGAGAAGGTCGCACCGAATAAGTCTGCGGCGAAGAAGTCCTGACGATGTTGCCGACTGTTGCGCGACAACACATCGTTGCCGCAACGTCGGCGACGCTCAGTTATCAGGGCGTGAACTCGGACGGTGAGCCAACCGATCCTGGCGTCGTGACGGTGACGGTGTTGCCGTCTGAACCAAATGGTGCGGCGATCGTTTCTGACGCCGCTACGGGCGGCACAGGCAACTATCCGAGGACTGTTGCGCTGACAGCGTCACAGACTGCGACGTTGGACCAGATCAAGGCGGTGTGGTCATCGGACGGTGTGGTGCTCGCAACGACGCTTCACGACATCGTCGGCGCACCGCTGATTACGTTCGCCGACTTCCGCCGCCGTGAGCCGAAGCGGGCCGGCGTGAGTCTTTCCGACTTCCTGCTGTCTCGGTTCGAGGTCGACGCACTGTTTCGGCGTGTTACCAGCCGCTCGTTCGTTCCCCGGTTCAGTTCTGAAACGGTTGTGGCGAATGGCTGCAATGCGGTGCTCGTGCATCCCGATATTCGTTCGGTCGAGTGGATGACCGACGACGACGGGCTGGACGTTGCGTTGACCGAAGTCGAAATCGGTCTTTCCGGTGTGGTCCGTGTCGGGCATTGCTCGGGCCGGGTCACGATCGGCTACACGCACGGCATGGACGCCCCGCCCGATGACGTGGTTGGCGCTGCGGCGAAAGCGATCGCAGCGAACCTGATCCAGGGGGCGTCGTCTATCCCGTCACGCGCCGATTCGTTCGAGACGCAGATGGGTACGGCGACGTTCATCCCTCGGGCCGGCTACGGCAGGGCGCACACGGCGATCGACGAGGTCGACGAAGTGTTGAACGCCTACAAGCGGGCGGCGGTCGCATGAGCACCGGCAATACGTCGAGGGTGTTCGCTGCGGCGTTGGCTGCACGTGACCGCCTCGACGAGCAGACATGGCCCGCACATCCGACGCTCGGCGCACCCCAGATCGCTTTCGCTGACGACGACCCGCAGGGCAACGCCGAGATCATTTCGATTCTCGCTGACATAGGCGACGACTCCGACATCGTGTGGCGGACCTCGCCCGGCAGCCGTGACGAACGTTTCGACCTGCTGTTCTCGATCACCTCAGCCACCGGCGAGACGGATCAGACAGCAGTCGTGGAACGCCTCGAGGAGTTGGCCGACGTGGTCCAGCGTGCGTTCTACGACGACACAGCCGTCGACAAGCGTCAGGCCACGTTGCTGCTCGGTATCGACGGCGCCATGAAGCTCGAGGGCATCGGCCAGGTGTCGTTCATCGTCACCACCATCGACCGGATGGAGGGCTACGTCGGCCGGGCCCTCGTCACGTATCGCCTCGCATTCCGTATCTGACCAGGAGGTCAACCCGTGAACCCCTTTACGAACAAAAAGTCTGGCGCCGTGCGCGTCGGATCGCTGGTCATCGCACCTGGCGAAACTGTAGATCTCGACACGGGCGCACCTGTGCCCGCTGTCGAAGAGAAGGCGCCCGACCCTGTCGTCGCCGAAGTGGTCAGTGACGAACCCGTCGCTGACGTTCCCAAGCGTCGCAAGGCGTCGAAGTCCGAGGAGGACGAATCATGAGTGGAGGAGTAGGGCTCGACGTTTCTGTCGGATTCGCGCTCGAAACGACGGCGGGCACACGCGTTGCGCCCGACACGTTCTTCGAAGTGAGAAATGAGAACCTCACCGGCGAGCAGACCATTCTGCCCCGCAAGGGCATGGGTGGCGGCCGTGGCATGGTGCGCGGTAAGCGGCTCGGTAACCGCAACGTCGGCGGAGGGATCAGCATGGATCTCCGCGCCGCCGGGATGGCCGATCTGCTGCGCCTCATCCTGGGTGGCGACCCGACACCGTCGGGCACCGATCCGTACACCCGCGTGTTCGCCGGCGGCGCTGACCTGCCGACCGCAACGTGGCAGATCCAGCGTGCGTTCTCGCCGACCCAGATCGCCACCTTCGACTACACGGGCTGCATGGCCAACGGGTGGAGCATCACCCAGAACCCCGGCGACTACGCCGACTTCCAACTCGATCTGCTCGGACGCGAAGTCGTCACCGATCAGACCGCGGCGACGTTCGCACCACCCGCCGAGCTCGGGATCTTCACGTTCGAGGACCTGACGGTGACGACCCCGGACGGTGCCGGAGAGTTCGACTCGGTGACGATCGCCGGATCGAACACCATCGAAGCAGCGTTCAAGGTTGGTGGAGGAACGCCCGGACGGGCCAAGACCCGCCGCAACGGCATGACCGCCGTGACCGGCACCCTCGCCGGCGACTTCGACGACCTCGACGCGTACAGCCGCCACCTCGCCGGCACCGAAGGCACACTTACCCTGGCGTACTC